ACAGGTTACCAAGCCACTTTGTACCTGGACGTTTGGTCAGACCATACGTGGGATCAGCATAAGCATTGATTGCTTCCCGTACTTGGCCTGGAATCTTTTTGTCATCAGGTTGTCTGGAGACACCACCAAGAAAGTTTGGTACTTGTTGAGTTACACTTGCCATCAGCGATACAATGCCTTATAGGGTTCATAACTGTTGTAGTAGTTGGCTCCACGTGGATGACCAAAGAATGTATAGTCACCTTGGTTGCATTCATACTCAAGAGCCATAGCTCGTGTATAAGCTTCACGTTGTTGCAGCATCTGATATTGAGTGGAGTCACCAACGATCCTTGTTGATGTGATGCTGGCAGCTCGGGCAACGATGTAGTCTTTGATTGGAATCGGCAGATCTACCCAGTCAAACAACCACACCACATCACACTTCATCTCTTCTGTAAAGGTGTATGAGTGAGCTGTTCGGTCGTACAGTTTCCCACTACGACGTACAACATCACGATCTCGATAATCAAGCGTCAGATCGAGCTGGAGTACGTTGTTTGGGATGACAATCTCATCGTTGTTGTCTGGGCTAAACGGGTAGTCATATTCTTTGTTAAATGTCCAGCCTTCAGCCTGAACCTCCCGTGACACCTGTTGAAGGGTGTCGTATGCAATCGCAACGTCCGGGTTGGTTTGATCTAGAGTGGTTACAGGCGCCTGACCAACTGACGCCAGAATTTCATTAACAGCTTGAAGCTCGGTCTGAGCGTTAGTGGTAGGAAACGGCATAACAGAAATGTTATATGCAATGGATAAAAAAGGGGGGACCCAATCAAGGATCCCCGGCAAATTCAGGCAGCAGTACGGCTAGCGTCAAGTGCCGGACAATCGGCCTCAACACCAGTGTATGCAAAACGAAGACATTGAGTCTCCGAGAAAACACCAGAAGCGGTGTTAGGAGCAGACTTACTGGTGCGTGCTACGGAACGACGAACAGCGTGGTTGTCAGAGACAGCCAGGTTGCCATTGTCAGAATAAGTAGAAGCGTATGCACCAGTACGGGTACGGGTTGCGAAGTCAACATTACCCGCAACGCCGTTGCCGCCAGCAGCGACAGAAGGGTTAGGCATGGATATTACCTCAGTTGGTATAAGAAACAGTATCAACCCTGAAGGTTGCATCAGTAGTACCGGCAACCGACAGCACATCACCAACACGATAACCATCACCACCAGCAGCAACAGTCTGACCAGTCACTGCACCAGTGGTAACAGTCGTGGTAAGAGTGCAGCCAATGCCATTGATGTTGTCATCAGTAGTTGCTTTTGTTCCAGCAGTCTGGCCAGTACCTCCAGTGAGGCGAGTGACACTTACAACAGTGCCGCCTTCACGACCAGGTTCAATAGGAGGACGCATGTAGGACGTAGAACTTGTGGTGACACCTACACCATCAGAAGGAGCGAATCCCATTGTCGTTCTCCTTTATCAGGAACGTGCCGACTGCAGTTCAATAGCAGCAGCGGGATTCAGGGTGCCACAACCCATGGCAAGACGACCCACAATGATGTCGCCTTGATACATGGTGCGCACGTCAGAACCAGTGGTCTGCACTTGAGGACCAATGGCCTCAACCACACCAGCGGCATCTTTGTGGTAGATCAGACCGCAGTGGGTGCTGAAGTCACCAGAGTAGTTGTTGTTCTCACCGTTCACAGCAGCAATGTTGCCAGCCAGGAAGGGGAGGTTGTTGGAACGCTTGATGGGGATACCAGCGATCTCATACAGGCCTTCACCAGACTGCAGGCTACCGGAGTTGTTGCCGTAGTCACGGTTCAGGATGTTGCTGTCAACTTGGCTCACCAGTGCATAGTACTGACGAGGAGCAAGCACAGCCATACGACCCTGCTTGGGCAGGTTCTTTTCATCCATGATGGCAGCAGCTTCAAAGAAGCCATCCACCAGGGCTTGAGCGTCGTACTCTTTCTGCACACCCAGTTGGATCACCGAACCGCCGGGCTCAGGGCCAGGAGCAGCAGTGATGGGGTGAGCTTCACGAGCAGCTTTAGCGATCTGACGGAAGATCTTCTTGTCGTAAGCCTCAGCCAGAGCGTGGCCGATCTTAGCGGCGATCTCCGAACGCAGGCTGTAGTGAGCCAGGGTCTCATCGAGGTCATACACAAAGGCAGAACTCACGAGAAGGTCATCACAGACGATGGTCTTCTCAGCCACCGGAGGATCACCAGAACCAAGGATCGGAGTACCGGGTTCATGGTAGGCAGCTTCCATGCGGCCGGTGAAGATGAACTGCATTGCCTTTCCATTTTTCAGGGTCCGGCTTTGCACAGTGCCCTTGGCCATGGTGGCGCTTTCATACGCCTTGAACATTTCGCCAGAGAACAGTTTCAGATAAGTTGCATACTTGGTATCGTAAGCAGTACCAAGAGCAAGAGGAGTGGCCGACGTATTATTTACGCGACCAATAGAAGTTACGGTAGTGTTAGCCACAATAGTAAAGAGAGAAGTTTGTGTTCGTCTCTCTAAGCGCTTAGAGAATCACATGAATAAACATGTGTTCATTAAATTGGTTTTTGTTGTCGTCTCTCCGACTGTCATGACTAAAGGTTGTCGGTCGTAACCGGCCAATAGTCAATAAGAGCAGGGTCCGACACTGAGGTGCCCTGCTCCAACCACATTGCTGTGGATTTCAGCCCGAGTTAGCGGGAACTATTTCTTAGCAGTCTTAGCTGCTTTCTTAAATTGTGCCGCAGTTGGCGCACCACTTGATCCAGGCTTCCTCATCTTCTCATCAGAACCATTCTTGATGCGAAGACGTTTAGCATGGATGTTGGCATAGAGACCGGGTTTCATCAGCAGCCTTTTTTGCCGCCGTTACCTTTTGATCCTTTTCCTTTCATTTCGCTTAGGTCTGCTGATAATCTACAAGAATTGCTGCCAATGCAGCTTTTTGTTCATCTGTCAAAGTAGACAGGGGATCTGTATTCTGTTGCTCTGGTTGTGGCTCGTGGTAAACAGTGTGCAAGTTGTCCGGGTCCACCACAGCGGTACACCCTTCAGGAGGTTGCCATTCGCTCTGGCCGTCCCACACAACGCGGTTGATGCACTGACTTTTAGAGTTGAGAACTGCGTAGATCATCACCAGCTCCATACGCGAACAATTCCGGCACCACCGTTGCCTCCGGCACCCGATATATAGGTATTGTCTGCCGCACTACCTCCACCTCCACCTCCACCAGGGAAAGCTCCGTTTCCCCCATTCATGCCGTTTTGCGCTGTGGTGTAACTTCCGCCGCCACCGCCGCCACCTTCGTTGGCTGTAGCGTTTTGACCTGCGGCGGCACCGTCCCTTGATGCTCTGATGCTGACGGGGCCTAACCCACCCGTAAATGCTGCTAACGCTGTTGTTACGTTTGCCCCACGCCCTGCACCGCCACTGCCGGATCCACCACCCAAAGCTGAGGAAGCGCCGCTGCCGCCACCGCCGGTACTTGACGTAGGTGATCGACTATAATTGTAATTTGTCTGGCAATAGGGAGGGTCATTCTCCGCAGCTTGGGACGTTGCACTGATACCACCCTTCGTTGCATTACTAACAGGTATAGTCAGGTACGAACCAAATGAAGACTGACCGCCGGCAACTCCGTCGTTTCCGTTTGTATTGTCTGTTGTAACCGCAGCGCCGCCAGCACCTCCTGCACCGACTGTTACCGTTACGCTTGAGGTAACATCATCAGCCTTTAGGTATTTTTGCAGGCTAATTCCCCCAGCGCCACCCATACCTCCTAGTCTGTTAGAAGTGGTGGCATACCTAGATCCGCTTCCGCCCCCACATCCGCCTCCAATACATTCAACAAAGACAACGGAGACGCCAGCGGGCTTCGTCCAGGTACCACTGCTGGTAAACTCTTGGTAATCGGCGACGCTGCTGCCGCCACCACCTCCAGCAGGCGCAGCCCACGTACCATCAGCACGAAGGAAGTTGGTAGTACCACCACCACTTAATGGTGTGAGTCCTGCTTCAGTACTACTGAATAGGGGAAGGGTGACATCGGCACCGGTACTACTTGCAAGTAGTCGTGTGCTTGCGGTGTAGTTCAGGTCTGTGGCTACGTTCACCTGTGCCCCAGCGGCAATACCGTCCAGCTTGTTCTTGTCCGAAGCTGACATGGAGCCAGCGGCAGACGTAGTAGCTGCACTGATACTGATTGCAGGTGTTGCCCCACCGCTAGAAGCAATAGGCGCTGTGCCCGTGATGCTGGTAACAGGTGCGGTTCCATTGCTGGCTGCAGTGATCCTCCCTTGACTGTCAATTGTCAAGGCCGCATACGTATAGTTGCCAGCAGTAACAGCCGTGTTGGCAAGACTCAAGGTAACACTACCTGTCGTCCCACCACCACTCAGTCCAGTGCCAGCAATTACTGCATCAATATCACCAGTACCACTACCACCTCCTCCACCGCTTGCTGCAGTGAGGTCAAAGTTATTTGTAAATGGATTAAATTTGTATGGCATTGACTTAATTATGTTGGACGACAATACCTGTATAATCGGAAGCGCTACTGCCAATAGATCCTTGCTTGTCAATCACAAGACGACCAGCAGGACCAGGTGGACCTTGAGGACCAGTTAATCCTCGTGGTCCTTGTTCACCGCGCATACCAATACCTATCGGTCCAGGATCACCTTTAGGTCCACGTTCTCCTGGTTCACCATCAACACCATCACGTCCTGGTTGTCCTTGAGGCCCAATCATTGTGATGCCAACCGGCCAACCTTCAGCGGTCTTTGGTCCGTAGATTGTCCAGTGAACGTAGTCAATGTAAAAAGCACCTTCTGTTCCAAAAAATGGGGACGGTGGTGCCGTACCACTGAGGATACCGACACCATCCTTTCCATCTTTTCCAGGATTACCTTGTGGGCCACGCTCACCTACGTCACCTTTTGGTCCATCCTTACCTCGTGGACCTTCAACACCAGGGACACCATTCTTACCTGGTACACCCGGTTCACCTTGAGGTCCTGGTGGAGCTGCTTCAGGTACAAAAGCAAACCCACCAGTAATTGGATTGAAACGAAGCATTCTTACGACACCCGAACAACACTAATCAGATAACCATTTGCGTCATAGGCCATGTTGACTGTCGATACAATCTGACCACTAGAGCCACCAGACCGATAGACAACAATGGTTGGGTTACCGTTGGCATCGTTAGTGATACCAATGTAGTCGTGTTCAGGTACGCTAAGACCCGTTTCTATCTGTCGGCTTGAATACCGACCTGTTGCAATGTTAGCCATTGGTATTTGTTATTAGAAATTAAGCCCAAGCACCTGCATACGGTGCAGCATCATCAAGGGTGCTGGGCTCACAGGTTGAACCTTTAGGGCTCAGCTCGACAAGAGTAGTGCCATCATAAGGATAGATAAATGCACGGGAAGTACTCGTCGGAGCACAGTATTGCACCTTCGCAACGGAAGATACTTTTGGGTCGTAAGGATTAGCTTTAGCCATTGTTAACCAATGATAGGAGTTTTGTGTGCAGCTAGATCAAGCGGGAAGTTATGAGCATTACGTTCATGCATTACTTCAAATCCAAGCCCTGCCCGGTTAAGGATATCTGCCCAGGTGTTGATCACTTTCCCGTCAGACGAGATAAGAGACTGGTTAAAGTTGAAACCGTTCAGATTAAAAGCCATGGTAGACACACCAAGAGCAGCAAACCAGATACCAACAACAGGCCAAGCAGCCAAGAAAAAGTGAAGGCTGCGAGAGTTATTAAAGGATGCGTATTGGAAGATAAGTCGTCCAAAGTAACCATGCGCTGCAACAATGTTGTAAGTCTCTTCCTCTTGCCCAAACTTGTAACCATAGTTTTGACTTTCTTGTTCAGTAGTCTCACGCACAAGCGAGGACGTAACGAGCGAACCGTGCATTGCACTGAATAGTGAACCACCGAAAACCCCAGCGACACCCAACATATGGAAGGGGTGCATGAGAATGTTATGTTCGGCTTGGAACACAAGCATGTAGTTGAACGTACCGCTAATACCCAACGGCATGGCATCAGAGAAAGAACCTTGCCCGAATGGATAGACAAGAAAGACTGCCGATGCTGCGGCGACAGGAGCAGAGTATGCGACACAAATCCAGGGCCTCATCCCTAGTCGATAGCTAAGTTCCCACTCTCGTCCCATGTAAGCATAGATGCCAATGAGGAAGTGGAAGATAATGAGTTGGAAAGGGCCGCCGTTGTAGAGCCATTCATCAAGTGAATTAGCTTCCCAAATTGGGTAGAAGTGTAGTCCGATGGCATTGCTGCTCGGAACGACGGCTCCCGATATGATGTTGTTTCCATAGAGAAGGCTCCCTGCGACAGGTTCGCGGATGCCATCAATGTCAACTGGTGGGGCCGCAATGAATGCAATAATAAAGCAGATGGTGGCAGCCAATAGGCAAGGAACCATAAGTGTCCCAAACCACCCAACATAAAGACGGTTGTCGGTCGAAGTGACCCAGTTACAGAAAAGCTCCCAAGGATTATCTTGAGAGCGGGGTGCTGCAATTGCAGTTGTCATTTGAAGTTAGTTAAGTCGAGTTACCTTTACCCGTCCAACTCCAGAGCCAGTGAGACCGATGGCATCAGCCGCACCTTTACTGAGATCTAATCCTCT